GGATACGATGAAACCAAAACTCACACCCAAGACTTCCACAGCTAAGAAGGTTGTTAAAAATTATATGAATAAGTTCGTAAATAAACTATCGAATGATGAACGTAATATGCTCAAAAAGAAGGTCTGTGATTAAAGTGTATGAGTATTATAAATGTTACTCGTCGTTGTACTAATCATTCTAAATGTCTACATTCTCTTAGAGATGGGTAAGAAACCCGCTGCTGTGGTCACTTCGAATGAAAAATGGGTTGTTTACGGGACCATGGACTGTGGATGGACTCGTAAGCAATTAGATTTCATGAAAAATTCCGGTAAACAATATGAGTTTATCGATTGCGCTAGTGGTGATTGTGCTGGTATGAGTGGTTTTCCAACCATAATTCACCCAGATGGTAAAAAGTCTGTTGGTTATACCGAAGTTTAACGGTCAAGACCGGAGATTACCCTGATGGAAACCGACAGGATGAAAGCATCGAGCATGCTGTTGATAGGCTTGAGCACGGAGATGTGCTTGACCAGCGAGGTGTTCCATACGAGACGAAGGATGAAGGTGCTGATGAGAATAGACAGCACGAACATGAGAAGCTGATTTACAACATCAGACTTGTTTTCGGACTTGATAAGATTGGCGAACATTTTTACTAGTTACTGATATTTTTTTCTGAGTAAAGTGTAAGATGCCCAAGACCAAAAATCTTCCGTTAAGTGGGTCAGAACCAAAATTTACAAATCGTCGTTGGGGTTCAAACAAGGGTATACCGAATAACAACTGTTATGCCTATGCCGTTGGGGACTATGAAGCGTACCGGTGGCAAAAATCCATACCAGGTGATCGGTCTGGGTTATCTAATGTAAAACATGATTACACCACCTGCAAAGACCTCCCAAAGCGCGTTATTTCCGACAACCCCAAATCTGTATACAAGGTTGATGGAAACAAAAAATGCAAGAAGGGATATTATAAAATCATGATGTTTGTCTCTTCTGGGAGACCTAATAGTTATATTCGACAAGGCGATTTCCATTTCTATAAACAACATGGCGTCATTGAATATAAGGTTAAATCGGGTGACACGATTAAGTCGGTAGCTAAATATTTCAAAGTTCCTGAGTCTAGAATCAAGAAGGCTGGGCCATTCAAAGTTGGAAAACGTGTGATTTTTAATGCTAATGTATTTAGTCATAAACGTGGATGGGCGACGGGTCCACTTTTAGGTGATGCTAATGGTAAGGTAATCAAGGATCCTCGTACTGCGTCTAGAAAGTATACTCAATTGAGTTACGATAAGTATTGTTCATCCTTCTGCGTCAAGGATAGCGGCGTCAAAGTCGGCAAGGGTTATCCCAAGGTCTGATAAAATACTGTTTAAATCTAAAACGTCATCAGCATCAAACGAAACGTCAAACATATCTAGTACGGATAGCATAGATTCTTCGTTTAATGAGACGACATTTGAAACTTGTGTATAATTATTATGAATCTTAACTTCTACTTTAAATTGGGAAACGTCGAATACTCGTCTACAGGTTGGGCAGGTGTTTTTACCTTGGGATTTCCATCTCTCTAGACAGTGGGAATGAAATACGTGTCCACAACGAATCGGAGGATTGTTCCTCGTCGACTTGACTTCGTTTAGACATATCGCACATGTCGACATTCTAGAGTATGGTGTTAAAGTTTTTCCTGTGATTTAGCTCAGTTAGTAGATCTTAGAGGCATCCACGAGAGGCTTGTCACATGTGTTGCACTTACCTTTTCCTTGTTCATCTTGGATCTGGGTAAGGAGTTCAGGTCCTTGCTTTTGAAGGAGTTGCCTGTAAGAATAGTTGTCCTCGAAAGGAATGCTATTCTGCTTCATCACGTAATTGTTGAAGAGTTGGGCTGAAGTATTGATAGTGAAACAGCGTCCATCGGCCATACCAAGTCGCTGCGACATTTTAATTACTATAGAGCTAGAAATTAATTTGTCTGTTTGTGATCGTTTTTACCCAAGATTTGAATCCCTTATCCTTCAAGTGTTTAATAAATGGATCACATCTGTATCCAAGGAAAATGTCAAAGACATCAGTGTCCTCTGTTCGTGAAACACGAATATCGGGCTTCTCATTGATGTGTTGGTTAATGATATTGTAAGCAAAAGCAATTTCCTTTAGAGTCTCGGCTCCTGTAATGATAATCTTCCCTGTACTGAAGATACTGCAAGTAATCTCCTTCATTTCATGAGCTGGTTTGAACTTGATTTTTACGGCGGAATAGCGATCTGGTTCAAACGAGACTTTGAATATGTCATTGTAATTTTCAAACCAATCAGCCACCTTTATCAAGTTGATGTTGTAGTTGAGAGAGAAGTTAGAATTAATCATAACAACCCTGAAAGAATCAACGGGAACTTTAATTTCCAGATTCAGAAAGACCTTGAAGATGTGAATAAGCTGGGTAATGATGCGCTTGCAATCAAAGAGATCGCAGCACCCCGCAACCTGGACAGAGCCGTTAGGAAAAACCTTAACGGACTTGGTACTGTAGGAATCGTGGTAGGTCAGTGTAACTTGGTTATAGAAAGTGGTAGGTTTAAGTTTCCATTCAAACCCGGGTGTGTTTGAACCACATCGTTTCATCTTATATGTACCAATCTCTTCAAAAATTCTTCGAAGACGTTTGATATTGATATTTTGAACGAAACTGGAAACCATCGTGATAGTTGTGATCTTGATCCACGAGGGTTTCAGATCTTCGGGTAAAGCTTTCCTAAACTCATCAATTGTGAGGAGATAGGAAAATGAGTTATTTGCAATAGTTGAATACATTTGTCCATAAAATAAAGAACACTTGAGTACGACTTAGGTGTTTAAAGAATATATTCTTTATGTGAGTAGATGAGTTCTTTCTTTAAATGTGCAAAACTTGTACATGATGTAGAATCTGATCTCACTTACGTGGAAATCGTGTACGATTCGTACATTCGTGGAAAGGGGTACCAGACATTCACGGATTACATGAACACTGAACCACTGGCGGATTGGCAAGTGTTTGAATCTAAGAAACACACCATTCCTTACCTTAAGTTTTTGGATATCATGGTTTCAAAGACTGTAGAGGTTAGACAGAGAATGGCTGAACTACTCCTAGATGACATTCTCGCATCTAGACGTGATATCAAGACGTATATCCGTCTTACACATGCTACTAAAATTCTAGATCCCAGCTTCCAGCCACCCATTATAAATATGAAAAGTGCTTGGCAGAGAGATTTTATTATCAAGTTTTGTAAAAAACATTTACATCATTCTATTGATGAATGTGTCAAAATAGATCGTTTAGAGTATTTCTTCAACGTCTTACAATTGATACAACAAGAGCTATGAAGATGGTGATGAGAAAGACGCCAAAGTATGGAATTTGTTCCTCCTTCGCGACACCAACTTTAACCTTCTCGGCTTCGTCGCAATTAAACCCCGTGTCTATGTTCCTTCTAGGATGAATGTTTTTGAACACAGTGGTTGGCTTCTCAGCAGTCTCACATAATGCGTAACTGCAATACACACTTTCATCTGCGCCAATTATACCCTCCCCTGTGGGAGATTTAGAAAAGTTATCAAAATCCCCAGTCTGTCTTACACTTCCTGGAAGGGAAAAATCGTGTTTGACAAACGGGTTGACGTCATTAATAGCATCTTGGTCATTGAGCATAAACTTACTCATAATTACTATTACTTCAGATTATATTTCTTGTCATTCATTTTGAACCGATGTTCTTCCCACATTTGATCTAGGTCAATATTCAACATGTGAGCGAGTTGAAAAAGATAACTAAATACATCCCCCATTTCCATCATAACGTCTGTACCCCTATCCTTTTTGAGATTCGTCTTTTTGTACATCTTCTTGTATTGACGAATCGCGGACGCAAGTTCACCAACTTCCTCAGACAGAAGAAGCCAGACTGTGTCTACAGGTGCTCTATCCCACCCCTTTGATTTACACACTCTTTCAGTTTCATTTTTATAATAGTTAAGACTCATACTTAATTTAGGTACACTTCGTAACTTTAATATAGTTAACTCACAACCCAATTTTTTTGTTATAAGGAAGCTTTTTCCCGACGGTACTCGTATTAACTGGTTGATCCATGAGAGTCCTAGTCGTGTCTATGTCGCTCACATACGCGATGTATTGAGAAACACCTGTTTGGATTTGAGACAGCGCCGTCTCTATGACACGAGCGTTCATCGCCTTGACCTGCTTGTTAACTTCCTTATGGTGGTTACCAGAGTTGTTGATGAAAACTACACGCATGATACCATAAAGATCATCTGGATTCTGATAATCAATGGATATACCAGTACGATCCTTAAACGCCTGACGAATCCCACGCTGAAGGATATTTTTATTGAATTCAGAAAAGAATAATCCGTTCAATGGAGTCTCACACTGCTTGACAGAATTAAGATGAAGATTACTCATTTAATATACACCCGGAAAAAAATTATGTGATAATAGTAAATGCTGAACTACTCGGACTTTAACGAGGCTTACGCCAAAGGTCCAAATTCTGTTGACACAATCCCTTGTAATGCTCCCTCCTGCTTCGTTGGTTCTTATGCCCCAGTCGCAAAGCCTGGTGAGACTGGTCCCTTCTACGTGAATACCTATCTTCTTCAGCCCGATCGTAGAATGGAAACCCTAGGAACAGCTACCGTCCGAAGCGCCGATTTATCTTTAGGAAAGAAGTAAGTTAAAAATAAAATTAGAATGGAAAGTATATGAGGGTAATTAAACGCTCAGGTCGTGTTGAGGATATGAAATTTGACAATGTCACCAACAGGATCAAGAATTTAACGTATGGACTTTCTGAAAATTGCGACTCTTCCAAAGTTGCTCAACAGGTTTTCTCATCTATGTACGATCAGATCACCGCACAAGAAATAGATACACTCTCTGCCGAAATATGCATCGGAATGATTACATCTGACCCAGACTATGAAATTTTGGCCACTCGTATTGTGGCGAGTAACATTCAAAAGGTTTGCCCAAACAACTTTCATCTCGCCATGCGAAAGCTTCTGAAAGCTGGTATTATCACAGAAGAGGTTTCGGAAGTTGCTTTCAAGGTGAAGGATAATATCGATAGTGATAGGGATTTTGACTTTGGGTATTTTGGTATTAAGACTCTCGAGAAGAGTTACCTCCAGCGCGTTGATGGTAGACTCGTAGAAACACCCCAGTACATGTTTATGCGTGTGGCTATTGGTATTCATGGTAAAGATATTCCAGCTGTCATTGAAACATACGACAAAATGTCCCAAGGTCTCTTCATTCATGCGACTCCAACACTCTTCAATGCAGGAACCCCTCGTCCACAAATGTCTTCTTGTTTTTTGATCGCAAATAAGGGTGATTCAATCGATGGTATTTACGGGACTCTGACCGAATGTGCTCAAATTTCAAAGTGGGCTGGTGGTATCGGTATGCATATCCACGATATTCGTAGTAATAAGTCCCGTATTAGGGGCACCAATGGTCAATCCGATGGAATTATCCCAATGCTTAGGGTCTTCAACGCCACGGCACGCTACGTCAATCAAGCTGGTAGGCGTAAGGGATCTATCGCCGTTTACATAGAACCTTGGCACGCGGACATCTTGGAATTTCTGGAACTTCGTCTCAACCAAGGTGACGAGGAAGCACGTTGCCGAGATCTCTTTTCCGCCCTTTGGATTCCAGACCTTTTCATGAAGAGGGTTGAAGAGAATGGCAACTGGTCACTCTTTTGTCCAGACAAGGCTAAGGGTTTATCGGATGTCTACGGGAAGGAGTTTGAAGAGCTCTACACCAAATACGAAGAAGAAGGCCTAGCTAACACCACCCTACCTGCTGCCGATTTATGGAAGGCTATTCTCAGATCTCAAACAGAGACTGGAACTCCCTACATGCTCTACAAAGATGCCTGTAACTCAAAGTCGAACCAGAAGAACTTGGGTGTGATTAAGAGTTCTAATCTCTGCACGGAGATTATTGAATATACAGACAAAGATGAGACCTCGGTGTGCAACCTGGCGTCTATCGCACTTCCAAAGTACGTAAACAAGGAAACGAAAACCTTTGATTATGATAAGCTCCATGAAGTTACCAAGGTTGTTACAAAAAATTTGAATCGGGTTATCGATAGAAATTTTTACCCAGTTGAGACTGCAAAACGCTCTAATATGAGACATCGTCCCATTGGTCTAGGTGTACAGGGTCTCGCAGATGTCTTCATCCTATGTGGTCTTCCATTTGACTGTGAAGAGTCTAGAACTATGAATGCTCACATTTTTGAGACTATTTATCACGCAGCTCTTGAAGCCAGTTCTGAACTCGCAGAAGTGGATGGTTCGTACGAGACATTTGATGGATCTCCGGCATCCCAGGGTATTCTTCAACCAGATATGTGGGATGGGGATACAAAATTCAGTGGTCGCTACGACTGGAACGCAATGAAGGAACGCGTAAAGACTAAGGGTCTTAGGAACAGTCTTCTTCTCGCGCCCATGCCAACAGCTTCAACTGCTCAAATTTTGGGTAATAACGAGTGCTTTGAACCGTACACGACTAACATCTATTTGCGTCGCACACTTGCCGGTGAATTTGTGGTTGTAAACAATCATCTCGTAAATGCTCTAAAAGAGCGTGGTCTCTGGTCCAAGGAAATGAAAGACCTCATGGTTAAGGCTGGTGGTTCAATTCAAAATATCGTAGACATTCCCGATGATATCAAGACTCTTTACAAAACCGTGTGGGAAATTAGTCAGAAATGTATTATTGACATGGCGGCGGATAGGGGTCGTTTTATTGATCAATCACAATCTATGAACCTCTTCATGGAAAGTCCCACGATGTCCAAGTTGTCTTCGATGCATATGTACGCATGGAAATCTGGTCTTAAGACTGGAATGTATTATCTGCGATCCAAGGCTAAGGCTCGACCAATCCAGTTCAGTTTAGAACCAGATTGTGTGGCTTGCTCGGCTTAAAGTTTACATGTGTTGTATGGTTAGAACTGATGGATAAGACAATTGAAAACATTCAGATCAACGAATATAACAATAGAAAAATTGTCATTAGTACAAAGCAGGGAACCCCATTCCGTGTACAACTCCCTCGTATGTATATGCCATTTGGGGTTTCTGGGTTTACACCGGAGGTGGGTCAGACAAAGTATAACATCGACTTTGCTGTGAAGGGGTATGACGAGGAAGACAGTTACATGAAAAAGTTTTACGAGTCTCTACGAAAAATTGAGAATATGATCATTGATTCTGTCGTTGAACAGAGTGATGTAATCTTTGGTAAACCAATGACAAAGGAGGAGCTTCAACCAATGTTCAATTCTAATCTTAAGATGTCTGCTGAACGCGAACCAAAATTTCGTGTGAAGGTTGATACTGATATGGAAGATACTATTAAAGCTACAGTCTACAATTCAGATAAGAACCCCATCAAAGATGAGGTTACAAACGGTCTCTATGCAAGGAATTCTGGTCATGCTATCGTTGAACTCAATAGCGTGTATTTCTTGAATAGGATGTTTGGTTGCACTTGGAAATTATATCAGCTTGTTGTTTATGAACCCCAAAACCTAAAGGGATTCCAGTTTGTTCTACCTAACGCCTAACAGGTAAGACGGGAAGACGCTGACCCCTGGCATTAAGCCTGAAGTTACCTCCACGGGGACCAGCCATCACGGGAAGACCGGCTTGGACACCAATTTGAGCAGCACCAATCTTCTGCGCAGCCCTCGC